CTTGCTCGAACGTGTCCGGGCATGTTAGTCTTACCTGCTTTCTTTTCTTTGTCGCGATATTGAGAAATGTTATTGGCACGTTTGGGACTACCTTTCTCCCAACCTGGACGTGTTTTAAATTCTGTACGGAAATCGGTGATATATTCTAATACTTCTTCTTTTGAAGCACCAGTCAACACCATTTCAAGGACAGCACTTAAGAAATCTTGGATGACTACAGGAGTATCTGATCTTTTTAAGTCGAGTCCCATGGCTTTGATCTTGCCTGGTTTACCATCAATATCGAAACGTTTTCCTTCTTTGTCGTAATAGAGGACTGCGTATCGCTTCTTGGTAATGAACAGTCCTTTGCCTGCAACAATCTCGCGACCTGCTTTGATAACTTCACCTCTGGTTTTTGGACAGTGGAAGGCATCTTGCATGAATTTAACAAAAGTTCCATTTACTTCGTCACCTATGGTATCATATAATTCGGTTATGTTTTCTTTTGACCAAGGTATATTACCTTTTTCAATGTCGTTGCGTAATGTAGAGTATGCCGAAAAATAGCACGAGTCTGTATCACCATATATAACTGCTTTACCTATGTGATTATACTCACCTGTGATAATTTCATTAACTTTAGATGCCATGTGTTTGGCTACTTGACGCCCAGTAAGGGTAGTAGACTGACCAATTCTGTTATCAAAGAATCGACAACCAGGGTTAAGAATAGCACCATATAGACTGTTTAACAGAATTTTCTTGACCAACTGTCGCTTGTCCCAGTATTCTTCTTGAATTTTATTGCCTGCCTGGATACATTCTTTGTGTTTGGCCTGCATATCTTTACGTTCTGCATACCAACGTTTGAGCAATCCTGGTATAATACCTTCTGTTTCGTAGGTAAAGATAGTACCGTTAGCACTGATCATCCATGGTTGATTATTTTCAAAAATTAGATCATAGACCTGCGATGCACTTAATACGTCACTACCACCACCTTCCCAGTCAATGGTAATTTCACGCCCAACTTCTCGATCCATAACTGAGGTATATTCCAAACTACCAAAAATACCTTCCCATGCACTTGCAAATGACTTACCTTTGGCCATTTCTGCTTCAAGATGTGCCTTAGTACCTTCTGGACGTAATTGCCCAACAATGGTCTCTGGACCCATGTTTAAAGCCCGAATAGCACTAGGATAGAGACTATTAATATCAAGAGAGCCAATCCATTCATGTATACCTTTCTTTGGATATGCAACATACGCACCTGCTGCTTGGGTGTCGGTATGCTCTTCCATTTTGCGTCGATTAGGAACAATCATTCCACGTCGATGTGCTTCATTAATAATAGCCTGTTCAGTTACAGCAACAGCACCCATAGTTGTTTGGAGTAAAACTGTATTTTCGTGAGCAATTGTATTAGCAAGGTCTAAAAATTTAAGTTTTTTATCTAGATCATCGAGTAGCATTGTATCGTTTCTGTTATACTCGATGAATTTTTTAAAGTCATTGTTGTATAATTGATCTAATGTACCTTCATATTGTGTTTTAGTTTTACCTAACTCATATTCAGCAATAGCATCTAATCGATATGTATGTCTTTCTTCATATGTGTATTTTCGATATAACTCCAAACTATCCATATGAACACGGCCAATAAAATCGTAGGTTACAGAAGTCTTACCATATTTTTCATATTCACGTTTCTTAGGATATTGGTTCCACAAGCAAAAGCGTCGAGTATCTTCTTTTGACAGAACCTTAGTAACACGATTAACTGTGTAGGGAATATCAAAGCCTTCGCTGTTCCAGCCACTTAATACATCTGCATCTTCAATTAAGTTGAGAAACGTATCTAACATCTCTCCTTCTGTCTCAAACAACATAGTATTAGGAAATTCCGCAACCTGTTTAGTTGCTTCTTCCATTGACAGAGTTTTTGGGGGAAGTGCAAGACATATTAGGGTATCTAACCATTGTAGGTGAACGGCGATAGCAGTAATTGGCATAAACGCATCGTCTGGACTAGCGTAGCCTCGTTCTGGGTCAAAGTCGACCTCAATATCGAAGAATGCTATATTTAATTTTGGAGCATCAACATTTAGATAGTTGTCTTCTAAACAACGATAGATTGGATTGATATCGCTTTCATGAAGTTTTTTATTATTATGAATAGCGAGTTCTTTTCTTAATTCTTTGATATTTTTGCAGGTTACACGAGTAAGAGGCTCGCCTTTGATACTTTGATGTTTACCTTTTGGATCTGCAAAATAGAAAATATGCCTTGGGGTATATTCTTTGTAGTGCCGTTGACCATTTTCACCACGTTCAACGATACGGATAATATCTTGCTCTCTATCATAGAAAGCATCTACGTAACTCATTTATTCTCCTTATGCGACTTCCGGCTCGCAAATACCAAAATGATCATTTGTGGCTGATCAAACCTTACTCACTAATTACTTAGCATCCTAATTAGGCCTAAAGTATCTATCGTGACAAGTAATAGATAATTGGCCAACATACCAAAAGACCCACGACTATAAGAAGCCCAGCCGTACATAACACACCCAATAATCCATATAGGATAAAGAATAATAAGAGGAGGGTTAGGAACGGTGATTGCCATAGTAATAGAACACCCAATACTAATAAACCAAGCAATAAACTCAATGAAAAACCTAAAAGGATAAGTCCTATAGTCTGTTTTAGCCCATTTATATACGTCAACGAAGACATTAGTTATTTGATCCATTACTCGCCTGTATTTTTAGTGATACCAAGAATACCTTCTAATTCTTCCCATTCTTCTTCATGTGCTTTCCAATCGCCTTTATGTGCAATCTTAATTGCCTTATTAATGATGCTAGGTTTGATTTGTAATTCTTCTGCTACTGATTTAACAGTTTCACGTAGGCCTTCTGAAAGATCTTCTAGTTCATGTAAAACAGTTGAGCCTTCTTGGATAAGTTTTTGTAATTTTGCTGCTTCTTCTGGACCATAAATTTTTGCCATACTATTCTCCTATAATCACTATTATATAGTCAACAAAAAAGCCAGTCAATTAAAATTGCTGGCTTTTTGTTATTTTGGTAATATTACTTTTGGTCTTCTGCAAGAACGTCGTACATTTCAAATACACCACCCATTCTTTCATAAACTAGACCAGCATACACTTCTTGTTTTGTTGATTCTGTAAATTTAGCAGCAGCAACACGTTGAGCCCAAGCAAACAATTCTTGATCCACTGCGTCGATCTGTTGTTGACCGCCACTTTCTTGAACAAGTTTAACCATGTCTTTAAAAGTTAATTTTGGATCTATTGACTCTTTAACTGTTTTCTTTTTACCAAAGAATTTTTCTTGTTTAGCACTCATGCCTTTCTTACCAGCTGGTTTGTCGCCGCCTTTTTCTTTAGCAGCTTTCTTCATTGGCTCTTTCTTGTCGCCGTCTTTGTCAACGTCTAAGAAATCTGGTTTAGCAGCTTCTTTCATTGGTTTCTTTTTATCGTCTTTCTTTTCTTTCTTTGCTTCTACCATTTTAGCAAATTTGCCTTTAAACTCTTCTGTATCGATAGATTCTTTTTTAGCTTTTTTAGATTTTGGTGCGTCTTCATTGTCGTCTGACTTTTCTTCTTCGCCACCGTATTTTTTACCTTTGTGGATAATACCAGTTGTTGTTTTAGTAACTGTGCCACCTGAAGCAGTTTTTTTAGATTGCCCTACTTCTAATTCTTCTTTAACTTTTTCTTCTTTATCTTTTTTAGCTTCAGCAACGTATGTTGTACGACCACTTAGAACACGCAATTGTGCATCTTCGTTGAGTTGAATAGCTTTTGGAAGCTCTGGAGAAGCAAAGGTCTTGATAGGATCGTCCATGCTTGTAATTTTTTGTACTAGTGATTTAAAGTCCATTTCGTTATTCCTTGGGTTTTAACGGGTCATATTGTATTTATCTTTTAATGGCAGAGCCACCACCAAATATATTGGTGCTTTTCATATCTAGAGCATTTTTAGCTGTTCCGTCGGCATTTTTAGCCTGTACTATCTTGGGCACTTTAGGTGCTTTAGTACCGCTTTTACCTGGAGATCCAGTGTAGCTCTTATTCTTAAGATCTTTGCCGATAGCAAGATGGGGGCTTACAACAGGGGCTATATTGCCCGATGATGTAGCACCTGCTGTGGCTGATTCTAAAATATCTTTAATTTTCATGACAGTATATTTATTTCTTTTTACCGCTCTTCATGTTAGCACACCAATGCGCCATGCGAGCTTTTTCACCTGATGAATTTTTAGCAGTTTTGCGTAGATTTGTAACGCTGGCTTTACAGTTTACACCACTGCGCTTTGCCAGTCCTTTGCGACCTGGTTTTTTACCGTCTGCAAAGTTTTCATACTCTATACTCTCCCCACCTCCACCATCACCACCGCCATCACCACCAGCTCCACTGTCGCCACTATAGCCCACAGCATAACCGTACCCGCCATACGGGCCTGGACCATATGCGGCCCAACGAGGTCTACGTTTTTTACGTCTGGCTTCTGTGATAAATTCAAACGCTCTCATTTTTATCTCCAGG